ATATCCAACGCGGTTCCGGGCGTGGCTTGGTTAATCCCGACCCGACCCGTCGTCGTCAGTGCCGTGCTTGTCGTCGCACCTGAATTCACGCGTGCATCCCCCGTGATATCCAACGCGGTTCCGGGCGTGGCTTGGTTAATCCCCACCCGCCCCGTCGTCGTCAGTGCCGTGCTCGTCGTCGCGCCTGAATTCACGCGCGCATCCCCCGTGATATCCAGCGCGGTCGCCGGCGTGGCTTGGTTAATCCCCACCCGCCCCGTCGTCGTCAGTGCCGTGCTCATGCTCGACGTTGTTGTCACGCGTGCTTGCCCTCCTGATACATCCAATCGAAACACTGGATTCATCGTCGTCATGCCTATCCCAACATTCCCGCTTCCATCAATAATCATACGCTCATTATTCGCGGTGCTAAACCGTATCGAATTACTAAAACGATTAAACGTCGATGATGTATTATCTCCTACCAAATCAATACAGCTTTTTGCCGGACTTTGAGCGGTTAAACGAAGAAGCCCCGAGTTTTCATTAAAATTCACGCCTCTGATTTCATTCGTGCTTTCCGAAAGCGTCGGAAGTGACGACAAAGAAGTAATCGCCGAAGATATCAATTTAAGCCGCGGCTGGTCACTAAATGATGTAACTGAGGTAGTCATATGGGTTGTTCCTGTAATATCAAGGTTCGATTTCACCCCCCCATGAGACGATGTATCCACGAAGTTTCTATTTATACTCACCGCGCCATTCAAATTCGTACGTCCCAACACCGATACATTACCAGCGGAATTAATTACAATCGAGTTGCTTTGTGGATTACTTGTTCCTGTCTGAAACGTGATGAAATTCGGTGCTGTTAGAGCTAAACCACCAGATAAGTCCGTAAGATTGAGTGCGGTTGCCGTGGTACCTTGAACCCCGCGATGATATATTCCCGGATATGTCGTCGATGTCGGCGCCGTGGTTGCTTGATTCAACATCACCATCGCAGATGACGCCGTTTTCGACGGGTTTGTTCCGGGGTGTGTGCCCACCATGACGTTTCCAGTTACATGAAGCATCCGATTCAGACCGCTTTCATCAACCGCATCGAGTTCGCCTGCCGTCATCCCGCCTATACCCGCTGCGCCACTCGAATTCACAATACAGAACCGTTCTGATGCGGCAGAAATATTTCCGGTTGTGAGGTCAAACTTCATTCCGACCCTGCCTGTATTTTTATCATTATGATGTAGATTGATGTTCATGGTCGGCGGGTTATCATCCATGCGATGAACAATCTTAATCCCGTGGGTGATATCTCCGATGGTTGCCGGCGAATTCACCGTTCCTCCGCCTACGGTGTCTTTTCCGGACGCAACAACGACGTAACTCCCGCTTGATTCGCCGCCTTTGACAAATGTGCGGGGGCGAGTGGCGGGGGCAGATGGGTCTTCCACATAAAAAGATGAATGGACGGACCGACATGCGAGGTCATTCATCACAACAGTTCCCATACTTGCGTCGGGTATGTTGGTGGTATATCCTGCGGTTTCATACCGAAAATTCCGCGTTCCGCCGAAACTGCCGCTGGGATCGGTGTCTCCGCCTTGCGCAGTATTGGCTCGGTATTGAACAGAGAATTGCGGTCCAAATGAATTCGCATGCCCGAAGGGGCCGGTTGGGCCGGTTGCGCCTCGAATTCCTTCTGGGCCTCTTGCGCCGGTTGTTCCTGTCGGACCTTGAATACCTGTGCTGCCCTTTGGGCCGGTTGGTCCTTCTGTGCCATTTGCCCCCCTTTCGCCGGTTGGTCCTTCTCTACCTTCTGGTCCGCGCGAACCTACCGCACCAAATGTTGTCTGAAGATACGAGTATGTACTCTCCGACGTGGCAAGATTCGTTTGATAATACAATAATACATTCGCGGATTGATTTGCCAGCTTCGTGTTTTTGGCGTAAATTTGGAGCTGAACATATACATTTTCCGAGTTGCCGCTCGCATCTTTCAGCGTCATAAAATCCACCGGCATTTGAATTTTGTATAATTTCTTTGCGGTGCTTGTGATGATTGCGCCAGTTGCTGTGTCGGTTGTTGAATCGAGGACATTTTGGGTATTACCGACATCCCAACTTCGCCCGATATATTTGATGTGGTCAGGCAGATATGCCGCGCGTGGTGGATAATATCCGGCATCACCGCCTTCTTTGGTTTCGATGATTAAACTGTCGGGCGATGGCTGATTCCCGGTTCCAGTAATCATGAAAACCGCGGCATACAATGATACTTGATTCGCGTCGGAGTTGGAAGGGACTGCAGCGTATATATTCAGCACCCAAACACCACTCGGAATCACCGCTAAAATGCTTACTTTCTCTGCTGAATTCCAGAAACGTGTAACCGGAATTGTTTTATTGATATTACCGTATGTCGCACTCACGGAGATGGGCCCCACCGTTCGCATCGTGCTTTGAATTGGCGTCTGTGACAAGTTGTATGAATCTGTAATAATTTCATTCGATACGGAATCGCCATCGGGGTTAAGCCATAAAATCGTGCCGTTGGACCCTTGGATTCCTTGAGCGCCGGCGTTGCCTTGTTGGCCCGTTGCGCCTGCCGGACCCGCCGGTCCTGTTGTTCCTGGCGCGCCACTTATACCCGTTGAACCTGTTGCGCCATTCGCGCCGGTAGGTCCTAATACGCCGATAATACTACCGGTTGGGCCAATCGGTCCGGTTACGCCTGTTGGGCCAGTATCTCCGACAGAACCTGGGTCGCCCGCATATCCAATTCCTGGTGGTCCTCCCGGGCCGGTTGGTCCAATTTGTTGCTGCTGTAATTGAATTCCTTGAACTGTTCGATCCACATAATATTTGGTTGCGACATCTTGGTCGGCGATCGGGTCGCGCACATTTCGGACACGATTAATCGGTGCGGCTATATTCGGTCCGCCTGACATATCAATATCTCCGTTGATAAAGATTACACCCGCATTATTGCCGATACGGAATGTTGTATTGCCGGTATTGTATGATATGTCGGTTGAACCGCCAAATGTAGTGCCGCCCATCGCGGCGTCGGTTGTTCGGACATAGTTTTGGGTTCCGGTTCGCGAAAATCCGCCGATTCTTTTCCAGTTGTTATTGTTGGCATTGGCATTGTTATTGCCATTGCTATTGCCGTTGTTCGACATCGGCTTACTTCTTTCTTATATATGACGCTTTACTTGATGCGTGATATATAATAACTATCAAAAATAAATGATGCGAATTCACGCGTCGTATTTATGGTAAATCGAATATTTTATTCACGAGCAATGTTGCGTCGTTGTCGTCGTCGTCTGCGACTCATTTTTGCGATAGGCTGGTCTAATTCTCTCGGTGGTAATAATCCTAAATCAGCGGGGCTTACCAATACATTTCTAAACACGGGGCGACCATGTTGATGGTGATGTGCTTGTAGTTCTTTCGGCATCTTACCATCTAAATACTGTTCCACCATCTCGTTGCCAATTGGAATCTCTCGAGCAAGTTGTTCTTTGGTATATCTGCGCCGAATCACGGGTTCATCATCTTTTTGTGTCTGAGTCGTCAGTGTATTGCCGTCGAATGTCATGCTTGATATAAATCGGTGGGTTTCTATTGCGGGGGCGGCGGTGGTGGTGTTGAGATCGGGTCTTTTATTTTTTTTGGTTTCTTTACTTTTGGTTTGCTTGTTACTACGCTTACGTCTCTTGCTCTGTTTCGTTCCTCCGAACATATTATTGTATATATATATATATATATGTATTACAAAGACAATAATGAAATTTATGATATTGGATAAAGCACGCGAGGCCCATGATGCTCCCGCTAGGTCTGGGTCTGGGTCTGGGTCGGCGTATCAATATTTAGATGATTTATTCGATAAGACATTTATTACGGATTATTTCATGGAACGGAGTGCGGCGGCGGCGGCAGTGCGGCCGGAGAAATAAATTATCCGCCGTGTATTATATAGATGTGTGTTCAAGATTTACTCGTATTGGCTGTGATTATATTGGCACTTGATGCCGTATTTTTATATGCCGCAAAAGACCTCTTCGCACGACAGGTGATGCTCGTCCAAGGAACCGCCATGAAGGTGAATATTCCGAGTGCTGTCGTGTGTTATGGTTTAATCGTGGTTGGCTTGTATTATTTCGTGCTGCGGCATATTATCGTTCCGAATGCGACATCTGCTGCCGCCGCAATCCAAACGATGCGTCTCTCGGATGGAATTCGCGCCGCCGCTTTTCTCGGTGTTCTCGTGTATGGCGTGTATGAGACGACGACTCTCGCGATTTTGCGTAACTGGAGCCCGATGACTGCGGTGATTGATACAACGTGGGGGGGAGTATTGTTCGCTCTCTCGGCGTTTCTGTTTTACAAGTATAAATCGTTGGTGTATTAGCGAGTGGGCGAGTGAGCGAGGCGAGGCGAGGTGAGGCGAGTGAGCGAGGCGAGGTGAGGTGAGGTGAGGCGAGGCGAGTTAGCATAACCATCGTTCTATTTTAAAGGAGGTCATCGTTATTGTTTGATTCATTCGCAGATGTGCTTCTTCCGTCAATGCACGACAGCTCGTAATTATGCTTGAATACATCATCAATTGATATATAAATTGAATTACGTTATATATGAATAAACAAGCACCGATTTTATCTATTTTTGAGCATCCGGAAAACCATGTAATCGGCGTTCCATCTCTCGTGAAATATGGCGACACAAAGATATTGGCGTAATGGGCCATCCCGCTTGAGCTGTGGGTGTGGATGTAGTCTGGTTCATCGAAACGAATATATTGGGTAGTTCCGTCTGTGCCTGAAATCATGCCGACGTCGCCGATACCGGTCTCATGTTTTTCGATTTTATCAAATTCTCGTTCTACTTTCGCTTGAACATAGTCGCGCCCCCATGATGAATTATAAAAACTGGGTTTGAACGCTTGTCTTCCGCCGAAGGTATAAACGGGTGATTCATTATAATACGTCGCGGTCGCAGTCGCGGTCCTACCATAATCATCACTCGGTATCGATTTATACATGTGTGCTCGCTGACTGTATTCGGGATGTGTATGGTGCCTCTGCGCGGGGGGTGACGACGATGACGACGACGACGATGACGACGACGATGACGACGAGTCATGTTTCAATCCGAAACAACAACTCACACACGTTACGCGTATCTCGTCTATTTTATTCATAATTTCGTTTGATTTCGACGAATTGTCGTTTTGTTGTATCGATAACAAAACAAACACGCAAATCAACGCATTACTGATAACATCGATGACGCCGAAAACATACGTATAATCGATGATAATATATTTGATATATAATAAATCGCAAATCATCTCGAGTAGTATCGTCGCGCATTCCAGTTTCAAATAAAATGGATTATCTTTGAATATTGTAAAATATACGGTTCCCATTAGTCGTATTACTGCGGTATTATGATATACTGGTGGAGGCGGTGTTGGATATGCGATGGATGCCATAAATAATAATTGTAGAAACCCGAGCCCGATGGATGAATGAACACGATAAGGATGTTCCATTGTATGATATGGTATATTCATTCATCATATATTTTTATGTCGTATCGTATCGTAAGAAGGAATATAAGAATATATTGTTGTGTAAGAAGTAAGAATGCGTTGGTATGGAAAATGGCGGTCAAACCAACAATCCAACCGACGATGAAGTTCAGGCGTTTTATGCGATGATTGTTTTGTTGGTGTGTGTTGAGTGTTCAAAAGAACCGGAATTCCGTTGTGAAAATTGCGGTAAAGCCTATAAGCAGGAGGGGTGGTATCATGCGCATCTTGCGAAATGTCGGGTGAAAGAGCCTGACGATGGATGGTGCGGTGGCGGTGGCGGCGGTGGCGGCGGCGGTGGCGGTGTAAGTGCGTCTGAATTTACTGAATTATTGCGACAAAATCGAGAGATGATGGCCTTGCTTCAAAAACAGCAAGAAACGATTCAAACGCTGGTTTCACAATTGGTGGCGTCGAAATGAATATAGAATGATTTTCGTATAATGTATTACAGTAACGATAAAATGTATTCGTGTGCGTCGTGCGGCAAAGTATATAAACAGCAAGGATGTTTGAATAATCATATCAAGCGGTGTTGTCCATTGGGGGCGGGTGTAGGTGCGGGTGCGGCGTCGGGTGCGGGTGCGATGAAAAAAGGGCCTGTGGAATATAAAAAGCCGGGAGCGGGAGCGTCGGGAGCGACGACGACGACCACGACGACGGGTGGGAATTCCGGAACGAATACCGTTATTACAAATACGAATAATATATCAAATACAGGGAATGAAGAGCATAACGCGACATTCAATATCAAGTATGTGAAACGTTCAGAAGAGACGCAAGAGGTTGTTAAATCGATTGTTGCCGCGGCGAATGAGTTTTGTAAAGGTCGTATTATTGTAACCAGCGATGAGCCCGCGCCTGGTGGAGGGCCACTTACGGGAATTCACATGACCGTGAATGATAACGGAACTACCGTGTATAATCATCCGATACGCACCATATCTATTATCGAGACGCCGCCTGAGGATTACAACCCAGAAGATGAGCATGAAATTACGCTTGAGAAGATGACGTATATGATTCTTACGTTGATTCAAAATAATAATAAGCTGAAGAAGGAGAATTATATTTTACGGTCGATTGTTGCAAGAATTGACCCGGCGTGCTTTGATGATGACGATGACGACGAGGAGGAGAAGGAGAAAGAAAAGGGGGCGGCGGAGAAGCAGGGAGCGGAGGCGGTGGCGACAGGGGTGGCCGACAAGAAATGAAATGAAATGAAATGGAATGGAATGGAATCGTCGGCGTGGCGGGAAGAATTAGTATTTGAATTATGATGACCCCGGGGCGGTCATGATGATTAAATTGAACTCATAAATCGTGCTTGTGGTGAATATAACGTCGTCGGATTTTACATTCATTCAAGCATTCAAGCATGGATTACAGCGACTACACTGTCGAGCATTCGTTTCCAAAACTATACGCGCAGGACAAAAACGGGAAAATAAAAGTATGGACCGCGGCGGTTCTTCGGAGTTCATATCCTCACGGTGGAGTTGCGGCGCGAATTACGCACGGATATATCAACGGAAAGCAGCAGGTGGCGTATCGTAAATGTGAAGCCGGTAAAAATATCGGTCGTTCCAACGAAACATCACCTCTCGAGCAATGTATTTCAGAAACTCGGCGTAAATGGCTCGACAAGAAGGAGAAGGAGGCATATACCGAGAACAAACCCGCGGATTATGGCGAAGGCTATGGCGATATTTCAGGGAATGATTTCGGCGGCGGCGACGGCGGGGGGGAGGAGGACGGCGGCGGGGAGGGCGAACACACTTCATTCACGCGCCCATTTCTTCCGATGCTCGCGCAAACGTTCAACCCTGCCGACATTGAGGTCGGCTCTAAAAAGAAAAAGGTCATCACATTTCCCTGTTTCGTTCAACCAAAGTTGGATGGATTACGATGTGTGTCGTATGTGATACGGTCGGAGAATGAAAATGTTGTTTGCCTTCAATCCCGCACCGGCGCATTCTTTACGGGACTTCCTCATATCGCCGCCGCGCTTCGGCCGTATCTCTCCCAACACCCGAATATCGTCATCGACGGTGAGTTATACACGGACCAAATGCCGTTTGAAGAACTCGCTGGACTCATCAAAAAGAAGAAAATCACGGCCGCAGATGTTGAACGACTTAAAAAAGTCAAGTATCATGTCTATGACATCTACGACCATCAGAGGTATGATATGCCGTTTGTCGAGAGAATCGGATTGCTCGCTGCCGCGGTGCGTCGTTGTGGGTGTGTCGCCAACGATACACATGCGGCGGGGCGAGTCCTGCGAAGTGATACCGAAGCAGCGGCGGAGGCAGCGGCGGAGGCAGCAGTCGTCGTTCTGGTCCGCACCGAAAAAATCGCGGTGCTCTCGGAGTTTCGTCGGTTGTTTTCCGAGTTTGTTGAAGCGGGGTATGAAGGCATCATGTTGCGAAACGCAGCTGGTGTGTATCGTGCCAACTACCGGAGTAATGACCTTCAGAAATACAAGGAGTTCATGGAGGACGAATACCATATTATTGATTTCACACAAGGTGAGGGTCGTGATGCGGGGGCGGTGATTTGGTTGTGCGAGACAGCCGACGGCAAAGAATTCACGGTTCGGCCGCGCGGGACGATGGAGCAACGACGCGCTTGGTTCAATGACGGAGGGTCGTATATCGGTAAGAACTTGACGGTCATATATCAGGAGCTGACAGAAGAAGGTAAGCCGCGTTTTCCCGTGGGAAAGGCGGTGAGGCACGGGTATTAATTTTAGATTTTATGACCTAGAACCTGATAATGTAGAAATAGTAAAACAGGATTATTTGCTTTATGATTATAACGATTGTAAGAAAGCGTATAGTAAGATACACGTCATCGGAAATCCGCCATTTGGTCGTCAATCTTCACTAGCAATTAAATTTATTAAAAAATCATGTGAATTTTGTGACAGCATTTCATTTATATTACCGAAAAGTTTCAAAAAGGATAGTTTAAAAAAAACATTCCCGTTACATTATCATCTTGTATTTGAGATTGATTTGCCTGATAAATCATTTTTGGTAGATGGTCAAGAACATGATGTTCCTTGTGTATTTCAAATTTGGGTAAAAAAACCGACGCATAGAGCTGTAACTGAAAAGGTTGAACCAATCAATTTCATGTTTGTTGAAAAAACGGACAATCCAGATATTTCATTTCGGCGTGTCGGAGCTAACGCAGGAACAATCGAGCAATCAATCGATGAAAAAAGTGTTCAATCGCACTATTTTATAAAATTCACAAATGGAAAATCACTAACTGATAATATAACAAGTTTATCTACAATCACATATGATTTCAACAATACGGTTGGTCCAAAATCGATATCAAAACAGGAATTAATATTAAAATTCAATCCATTACTGTAATGTTAGTCAAAGTATGAAGTGATAATACTCAGGCATCAATTTTGCGTCGGTTAATTCTTCCAATGTGTTGTAGCAAATTTCGTCTCTGATTCTTGCGTTTATCGCTTCCATGATAATTCGCGGGTTTCAGTTATGAAGTAACATGTTTCAATTTTTATTAGGTTGATTACTTTGTTGAAAGAACATACCAATGAACGATTACATAATGGATGATACCCAATGAATTTCAATGGGTGTTTGAAAATTGTTGTTTAAAATCTCCAGCGTAAATGAAGAATTGCACATGGGACGAAATGAGGTTTTTTTCCAAACGAGTAGGTTTTAAAACGTGAAAATCTTAAAAATACGATTTAGAGCATAATGCTCTCATTCATATATTATACCATAATTTTTCCTTACTGAAACTTTTCCTATCCACCCATTCCGACCTTTTCCCCCCGCGTCCAAAACTTGACAAAATTTTCGCCAGGTATTTTAGGAAACCGCCATGAGTATGCCAAATTATCTCAGTCACAGTTACGCATTCCGTTGCGATGTTTGTCGCTTTGTAACAGATAACAAAAGGGACTACCGCCGTCATACAGATTCGATGAAGCATAAAAAAATGATGAATGCCTACACTTTACATCTTAAACGCCCTGTCAGCGTAAATGTGACCCAGCCCGATACAAATGTGATAATTTCATCATGGAAACCCGCACCCCCCGCACCACAACCATCCGTCCAACATGCTTTTATTTTTGATAAGCGAATTTATAAATATTGTGAAAAGTGTGGTCAGAAATATTGTAGCAAAAGCGGATTATGGAAGCATCGCAAAATATGTGACGGTGCTGGGTTTATTCCGGATATACCTGACGCTACGAATTCCACAGCAGCTCATGTATTGGCGAATTCAACCGCGTCGGGAGCAGGAGCAGCAGGAGCAGACCTAGACATGAAAATTATCATGATGGATATGTTGAAGAACAACCAAGAATTTCAACATAAACTCATAGAGATGCTGTATAATCAACAAAACACGATTGTCGCGAGTGCTACCGCTGCGGCCTCTGCTGCTGCGTCGGCTTGTGCCTCTGCTTCTGCGTCGGCTTGTGCCTCTGCTTCTGCGTCGGCGTCAGCAGCATCTGCTTCGGCTTCTGCTGCCTCTGCTGTTTCAGAAACTACAACCGTTGTGCCAATATCGAATACGAACAATTACAACGCACCAATTAACAGTAACAACAACAGTAACAACAATAATAATACATTCAAACTCAAAATCTTCTTGAATGAGCATTGTAAGGACGCGATGAATATCACCGATTTTGCGAAGTCTATCAATTTGAAAGAGGCCGACTTACATGAGTTTGGTCGCATGGGGTATGTGCAGGGTATGTCGAAACTCTTCATCGACAGTTTGAGAAATACAGAGGTGTGTAAGCGCCCAATCCATTGTAGCGACTCACGCCGAGAGACGCTTTATGTGAAGGATGCCGATAAGTGGGAACGCGAAGACGCGGTGAATACCAAGATTACGAAAGCCGTTCGCGTCGTTGAGCATAAGAATATTTGCTTGGTAAATGAATGGGCCAAACAGAATCCGAAATGCGAAGATAGTTCAACCCATGAAAACACGCAGTATATCAATATGTCACGCGCGGTATTGGACGGCGATGATAGGAATATCGCCAAGGTGATTAAGATGGTTGCGAAAGAGGTCGTGATTGATAAATCGCCATGAGTTCATTACATCATTACATCATACATACATAAACGTATCTACGTATGATGGACTCGACTCGACTCAACTTCGAGATAATATATCATCTCCCACCAACCAAAAATCCGCAGGTCGGTGCCAAAACCGTTTGTAATAAATGACTCCATTCGATAAAAATGCGGCGCAGTAACTAAACGATGACCCCGAACAAACGAGCGCATCCGCGAAAACCATACCGTGAAATGTAGGCAGCACGTCGCCATTCAAGTGTAATTCCGTGTCGTCCTTTCCGCAATATGTTTGTTGAAACACGGCTTCGGTATCTGCGGCGGTTGTTTGCGAATAAATATCAAACCGAAGTGGTCGTTTGTCTGTGTTGGCGGTGGTGGCGTGCTTCGCACGAATGTGATTCATCAGCCCGATAAAATACGAGTGCGGAGTATCTGCACCAGCCATACGATTATCATGTTTATTGAATCGCCGAATTTGAACGCCGACATTATAATACTGAGAGTCAAATGGCGTGGTTTTGCCTTCATAAAACATCGCCTTGACGTCTTTCATCGTCTGCCCTTTCAACAAACGCCCCAAATTTGCTTCGACAAATGCATACGTCGTGGTGTGTGTAAAGTGCTTTATTTCTCTCGGAGTTACATTCGATGGAATCGGGAAATGCTGACTCAGATTCATATAACGCACCAATCTCTCGGTGAAGTCGGATTCATTCGTATAATTATGCTCAAAACTCGCGATATTCGGAAACACGTATGTCCCGTTGGTGTTGTTATAGATGTAAAGAATATCCACGATGATGTTTTGGAACTGTGCGCCAAACCCGTCCGTTCGTGAAGGTGTCGTGTAATAATTCATCGCGGTCAGTCAGTCGTTCGTTCGTTCAAGTATTACTGTTGGTATATGTATATTTTCTTAGATTCTTCTATATACTTTTTATTCACGAATGTGGGGTCGGTCGTATTCGGGTGACGAATCAGCATGAATCCCTGTGATTCCATATACGAGATGATGTTGGCCGCCGAACATTCATCCGCTCCGATATATTGATTTCCGTCGGCTTCGGCGGTTACATACACAACCCGGTCTCTCAGATATGAACCCGCGCTTTTCAGGATATTCAAGTCCGACCCCTGTGCGTCAATTTTAATGTAATCAATGTATTGAAACCGCCCCCATGGAAATCCGGCGAAGAACATTTCGAGAGAATAAACTGGGACGTCAATGACCTCCTTGATTTTCCCGAGACGAATTTCATCATTCGGATAAAGACTCGATGTTCCGCAGTCGTTATTGCTGACATAAAACTTCATGGTCGTGGGCTCACTTACCGAACTTAATGCGCACGATTGAATGACGAAACGGCCTTCTTCGATATATCGGTGTTGAAGACAGTCGCCATGACTCGGATGCTGTTTTTGGTTGTTTTTACTCCTAATACACGCGACACTCGCAGGATTCGGTTCAAATCCGAAGACCATGAGACCCGCGTCTTCTCGCGAGAGCCATACTTGCGACTGAGGCGCATTATACGAAAGACCGATATCGAGTTTCACATGCGTACATGAATCAGGAATGGAATAGTTGAACATTCGTCTTTACTATTTCAAATTATTATAATCGTTTACATTATTACGCATTTTCGGATTTTACACAATAAAAATATTTTTGTATATAATATGGATATTCGAGACCAATTTAATAATTCGATTGATATCGCTACAGTTGAACGGTCAGAGCAAGATTTGGTAAAACAATATATCAAAGAAAATGATATCGTATTTGAACTTGGCGCAAGATATGGCTCGGTTTCGTGTGCGATTAACTCTAAATTGAATTGTAAAACAAATCAAGTATCTGTAGAGCCAGATGAACGGGTGTGGAATGCGTTAGAACGTAATAAAGTTGCGAACAATTGTCATTTTCATATCGTAAAAGGGTTTGTTTCTGAAAAAAAATTAGGTTTGACAAATTTAGATGATTGTATGGGAGGATATGGAGCAACGTTTATTGAACAAGATTCAAATATACCTTCATATACTATGGCAGAAATAAACAATAAATATAAACTTACGTTTAATGCTCTTGTTGCGGATTGTGAGGGATTTTTAGAACGTTTTTTTGATGAAAATCCCAACTTTTATAATGATTTGCGTATTATTATTTTTGAAGCTGATTATTCAAATAAATGTAATTACGGAAAAATAAGAAATAAGTTAAGAGAAAAAGGATTTTTAGAAAAACTTCATGGTCATCAAAATGTCTGGATAAAAAATGGGAGTTGAAATAAGTGTAATACATATAATAGGTATTTGTTATCTATCATATGGTGCTGTTGGCGCCAATCTTATGTATCTTACATTCGCGTATAATCATTGAGCAGTTCTTCCACCAGTAATTCATGATCTAATTTGTTATGAGACCCAATAAATACATTTCTCGAATTCAGAACGGTGTGATCTGTCGGAAAATGTAACGGAAATTCAGGATGATTTGGCTGCGTTTTTATAGAATATACATGCGCGAAATTCCGGCGTAGCGTATTGAATAGAAATAAACGTCCTGGACGGCAACCAAACCCATCACCGGCCTGATTGTTCATTCCGATATCCTCTTTTACGACATTTATCGATTCGTCATTTTTACCGCTTGTGCATGTAGAGAGAATCAAAAATTCATTACAGATGTTCGAGAGATGGCCTATGGCTTCTTCGGGTTTGTTCAAATGGTATAATGTGCTGTAGGATACAATGATATCGAATTTTTTATCCGACGGAATCGGTTGATTCAAGTCCCATGTATTTGAGTCTAATTTCATGTTGAGAGATTGTAACAACGACCGAATATTCTCTTGCCGGTAATCGTTCAGCGTGACAATCGCCTTTTTACTCAATAAATAACGCGTAAAGTCGCCTCTCCCGCCGCAACCGGTTTCAAGAACTGTCTTATTTTCGAAATTCAGGTGTAGCGAATCTAAATGTTTGATTCTAGCAGCGTTGATTTCTAATGCTCCGGAATAGTTGAAGATTCGCATCGTTGTCGTGAATTCTATAAATATAATAAATCAGCGACGTATATACATGGCGACATATTATTATAATCATAGAAATCCGAACTGTCCAATTCGTGTAACAAATGAAACGTTGAGTTTAACGCCGCATACGTTCAAAAAAAATGGTCCGACATGGGAAGAAGCATCAGTGAATTATTTTTACGACAATGTGCCGAGAGATAAGCCGGTGAATATCGTTGATATTGGCGCGCAAAGTGGGCTATATTCGTTATACGCGAAGTATTTGCCGCAGAGCCAGTTTTATTCCTTTGAGCCATTCTCTCGAACCTATCAATTACTGAATGACAATATCGCGTTGAATGGCATCACAAATGTGAAAACGTATAATATAGGTTTATCGAATGTGAAAGGAGAGTGTGTGTTGAATACATCGAAGGCTCATAACGGATTACACACAATTGGGGCGAAGCCGCTACGTTTTAGCGATATTAACCCAGTTACAATACGCGTTGATACGATAGATAACATATTTTATGAAAATAATATTCCGGTTGATTTCATAAAAATAGATACTGAAGGTTGGGAGTATTTTATTTTACAAGGTGGCGAAAAAACGATACAAAAATA